ATGGCAGGGTGCCAATTTTATATACTCACTGTCAACCATATGGCTGACGGAGATGTAACATTTATTTTTTGAGTATTGTGTCAACTGATTGACTGACAGGAAAGGAGCTGTGCAGGTTTGAAGGAAAAGATAAATTGTCCAATCTGCCGGAAACGGGCTTTTGATATAAGCTCCGCTGTAAAAGGGGAGGTATGGATAGAACTGAAATGTCCCCATTGCAGGAATATTGTGCAGGTCTGCTATCGGATTGGCAGGGGACGGCAGGAAAGAAGTAAAGAAAATATAATCTGATTTAAGTAACTACTGAGCAAAGGGTCCGCATAAGCGAGATACCAAATGGCCGGAGTAAAGCGAGTTTTAGCTTACTCCGGCTATTTTTTTTGCCTGTTTTTCCAGTTCTGCTGCTGTCGCTTTACTCCCGGTAAAGAAGGGAGCAGCAATGAAGATTCATTATGAGTTTGTAACAGGAGAGAGGTTGGAATTAGAGGTAGATGACAGCATCGGAGATATTGTCATTGAGATGGAGGTGTTACAGTCCAGGAAGAACCGTGCTGAAACAAGACGGCATAATTCTTTGGAATCCCTGCAGGAGCAACAGCCTGGGTGTAACCCAAAACAGTTTGTGGATGAGAAGGTGGATATTGAGCGGTTTATTATAGATTTGGATGAGAGGGAAAGACTGCATCAGGCAATTAGGAAATTAGAATACAGGGATTCCCGGATTGTCAGCCTGTATTATTTCGAGAACAGGACCATGGAAGAAATCGGCAGGGAAATGGGGATTTCGGCTATGGCCGTGTCAAAAAGACTGAAAAAGATTCCGGATAAAATAAAAAAGTTTATGCTCTAGTTTAAAAACCATATTTCCCGTGGCTATATAGTAGGGACCAAAAGTGTTCCGGAGTGAAAGGAGGTTTTGTTATGAGAACTATAAGGATTACCCTGAAAGAAGGAAGAATTTTCACTGTTTTGGATTCAAAGGGGGAAAAGCAGATTGCGTCTTTGGCCTTACTTCCCCAAAAAGAGAATGCAGACGTGGAGAACAGGAAGGGGGCATGGCAAAATGAGGCTTGCATTGATTGTAACCAAGCTTACCGGTAATGCGGAAAATGACCGGATGAGGGCAGCGGAATACTGCCGGTATGCGGCACACAAGGGGATGATTCCCATTAGTTCGTACCTGAACTTCCATGGCATGTTTGAGGAGGATTTAGGGGGTGCTGTGGCACATCTGCTGGTTTCCCGGCTGGCAAAGCGGGTGGATGGAATCTGGGTATTTGGGAATGAGAAGGACGAGGAAAAGAGGAAACGGATAGAGGAAGCCTGCCGGGAATATGGGAGCAGGGCGAAGTATTTTGATGCGGCACAGATTGGGGAGGAGCTTCTTATGTGTGCCATGTACACGGATGAACTGATTGAGCGTCTGGAAGAAATGGAGGGAATTTAGATGGGAGCGGAATTATTGAAGATGGCGGACAGCCTTGCTGTGGTAGTGGAAAGTCTGCGTTTGCTGGCAGGTATTCAGGAAAGTGAAAATGCAGGTGCCGGAGCCAGGCAGGAAGAGAAGATAGAAACGGGAAATGGAAAGAATGCTGGAAAGGCAGGTAAGGAAAGTACGGAGAACGCAGGGGCAAAGGAAATGTTCGTGGCGGTGGAGGAAATCCGTGCGGTGCTGGCTCAGAAGTCCCAGGACGGGAAGTCGAAGGAGATCAAGGAGCTGCTTGGAAAGTACGGCGTGGTGAAGCTGTCAGCGGTGAAGCAGGAGGATTACCCGGCGCTTTTACAGGAAGCGAAGGTGCTGTGATGGGGAGACACGCGTTGTTGTCCGCATCCTCTTCCAAGCGGTGGCTGAACTGCACGCCGTCCGCAAGGCTGGAGGAGCGGTTCCCTTCGGATAATGGGAGTGTGTATGCGGAGGAAGGGACTGCCGCCCATGCTTTGGCGGAGCATAAGCTGAAACGGATGCTGAAACGGCGTTCCAGACGTCCGGTATCGGATTATCAGTGTGATGAGATGGAGGAATGCACGGACGGGTATGTGGCGTATGCCATGGAGCAGATTGAACTGGCGAAGCAGAGTTGTAAGGACCCGGTGGTGCTGATTGAGCAGCGGCTGGATTATTCCGCCTATGTGCCGGAGGGCTTTGGAACCGGGGATTTACTGATCGTGGCGGAGGGGACGCTGGCTGTGATTGACCTGAAATACGGAAAAGGCGTGGCGGTGGAGGCGGAGTGGAATCCGCAGATGATGCTGTACGGGCTGGGGGCGCTGGAACTGTTTGATGCCATTTATGACATTGACACGGTGCGGATGACGATTTACCAGCCGAGGCTGGAATCGGTCAGCACCTGGGAGATTTCCGTGGAGGAGCTGATGAGGTGGGTGGAGGAGGAACTGAAACCCAGGGCGCAGCTTGCCATTAACGGTGAGGGAGATTTCCGGTGCGGAGCATGGTGCCGTTTCTGTAAGGCGAAGAATACATGCAGGGCCAGGGCGGAGGAATATCTGAAACTGGCGCAGATGGAATTCCGCCCGCCGTCCCTTCTGACCGATGAGGAGGTTGCTGAGGTTTTGAAGGTGGCGGACGAGCTGGCAAAGTGGGCGGCGGATGTGTATGCGTTTGCCACGGATGAAGCTGTTACACACGGGAAACAGTGGAGCGGATTCAAGCTGGTGGAGGGCAGGAGCAACCGGAAATACACGGATGAGGAGGAAGCGGCGGAGGCGGCAAAAGCCGCCGGGTATACGGATATTTACAAGAGTACGCTGGTGGGCATCACGGAGATGGAGAAGCTGATGGGGAAGAAGAAATTTGCAGAGGTACTTGGGAAACTGGTGTATAAGCCGAAAGGCAAGATCACACTGGTGACGGAATCGGATAAGAGAGAGGCAGTCATCACAGCAACCGCGGAGGCGGATTTTAAGGAGGAAGCAAGACCATGAATAATGAAAATATGAACCAGACAAAAGTAATCGTACCCTGTAGATTTTCCTATCTGCACTGCTGGGAGCCGAATGCGGTGAACGGCGGGGACCCGAAGTATTCCGTGTCAGCCATCATCCCGAAGTCCGATACGGAGACGGTGGCGAAGATTAAGAAGGCCATTGAACAGGCGAAGAAGGATTCTGTTTCCAAGTGGGGCGGTAAGGTTCCGGCGAATTTGAAACTGCCGCTCCGTGACGGGGATATTGACCGGCCGGAGGATGAGGCTTATGCGGACAGCTATTTCTTCAATGCCAACAGCAGACAGGCTCCCCAGGTGGTGGACAAGGACGTGCAGCCGATCCTGGACCAGTCAGAGGTGTATTCCGGGTGTTATGGAAGGATCAGCGTGAACTTTTACGGCTTCAATAATAACGGCAACCGTGGGATCGCGGCGGGGCTTGGGAATATCCAGAAGCTCCGTGACGGGGAGTCCCTGGGCGGCAGGAGCAATGCGGAGGAGGATTTTGACGTGGTGGCTGAGGAAGAGGATTTCCTTGGATAAGGAGAAGGGGCGGCGGGATGACCGCTGCCCGTTTTATCAGATGCGGAAGGATGGTAGGGTATCATGGGACGGATTCTGGAATTGGATATCGAGACCTACAGTGATGTGGATTTGTTAAAGTGCGGGGTTTACGCTTATGCGGACAGCCCTGCTTTTGAAGTGCTGCTGTTTGCCTATTCTTTTGACGGGGAGGAAACGGAGATTATAGATTTGGCGCAGGGGGAAGTTCTTCCGGCGGAGGTGGAGGCTGCGATTTTTGATGAGGGTGTTGTGAAGACGGCGTTTAATGCAAACTTTGAACGGACCTGCCTCAGTAAATATTTTGGCAGACAGCTCTCCCCGAAGTCCTGGCACTGCAGTGCGGTCCAGGCAGCCATGCTTGCCCTGCCCCGGTCTTTGGAGGATGTGGGGGTAGTGCTTGGATTGGAAAGGCAGAAGATGAAAGAGGGGAAGGAGCTGATACGGTATTTTTGTGTACCATGCAAGCCAACCAAAGCCAACGGCGGCAGGATGCGGAACCTTCCCTGTCATGCGCTGGAGAAGTGGGAGCTGTTCAAGACCTATTGTAAGCGTGACGTGGATGTGGAGAAGGCAGTCCGTTATAAGCTGCGGAATTTTCCAATCCCGGAGGGTGAGATGGAAGTGTACCGTTTGGACCAGGAGATCAATGACCGGGGAGTGCTGGTGGACAGGAAACTGGTGGAACAGGCGGTGGCTGGTGACCTGCTTCACAAGGAGATTGTGACGAAAAGGTCATATGAGCTTACGGGGCTGGAAAACCCGAATTCCGTTGCACAGATAAAAGGATGGCTGGGAAGAAGGGGCGTGGAGATTGACAGCCTTTCTAAAAAGGCGGTTGCAGAGATGATAGAGGAATCGGATGGGGAAGTGGAGGAGCTTCTGCGGCTCCGGCTTTTGATGGCTAAGACATCCGTGAAGAAGTATGAAGCCATTGAACGGTCTGTCTGTTCGGACGGGAGGGTACATGGGCTGCTACAGTTTTATGGAGCCAACCGGACCGGGCGGTGGGCAGGGAGGCTGGTACAGGTCCAGAATCTGCCCCAGAACCATATCGTGGATTTGGAACTGGCGAGGAATCTTGTAAAGCAGGGAAGGTTTGAGGATGTGGAGCTATTGTATGATTCTACACCGAGAGTATTGTCAGAACTGATCCGTACCGCTTTTATTCCGAAACCGGGATGCAGGTTTCTGGTGGCAGATTTTTCTGCCATTGAAGCCAGGGTGCTGGCATGGCTGGTCGGGGAGCAGTGGAGGCTGGATGTGTTTGCTTCCCACGGGAAAATCTATGAGGCTTCGGCATCCGCTATGTTCCATGTGCCGATAGAGGAGATAACGAAAGGCTCCCCGCTCCGGCAGAAGGGGAAGATTTCAGAACTGGCATTGGGATATGGCGGTTCAGTCGGGGCGCTGACATCCATGGGGGCATTGGATATGGGGCTTAAGGAAGAAGAACTGCCTTCTTTGGTATCTGCATGGAGGAGCGCCAATCCGCATATCACAAAGTTCTGGTGGGATGTGGATGCGGCGGCAGCCAAGACGTTTACAGAAAAGAAAAAGACAAGGGTTGGGAGGATTACCTTTGAATATAAAAGTGGAATCTTATTTGCGGAGCTTCCTTCCGGACGGCGGCTGGCTTATGTGAAGCCGAGGATGTCGGTGAACAGGTTCGGGCGGAACGGGCTGACCTATGAGGGGATTGGTGAAAGTGGGAAGTGGTGCAGGATTGAGACGTATGGGCCGAAGCTGGTGGAAAACATCGTGCAGGGGACGGCCAGGGATATTCTGGCGGAAGCGATGCTGGGATTAAAAAAGAAGGGTTTTGAAATCGTGATGCACATCCATGATGAAGCGGTGCTGGAAGTACCGGAAGGGTTCAGTTCTGTGGAAGAGGTATGCGGTATCATGGCACAACAGCCTAAGTGGGCGGAGGACCTGCCGCTCCGGGCAGAGGGTTATGAATGCTCTTTTTATAAAAAGGATTAGGAGGCAGGGAGAATGAAGCTGTTTATTTCAACAGGGAATTCAAGGATGGAGAAGCGGTGGAACGGCAGGGAGATGGAACTGGAAGAATTCATACAGCGCATTTCCACAACCATCCGGACTTCGGAGACGGCGGAGCAGTACCGGAAACTGTCGAAGGCAAAGCAGGATGACATCAAGGACGTGGGCGGCTTCGTGCTGGGGAAGCTGAAAGGCGGCAGGAGGAAGAAGGACTGCGTGGCGTTCCGGTCCGGGCTGACGCTGGACATGGATTATGCCACAGAGGACATCCCGGAGCAGATGGAGATGTTCCATGATTTCCGGTGCCTGATTTATTCTACCCATAAGCATACGCCAGAGCATCCAAGGCTTAGGCTGGTAATTCCCCTTTCAAGGAATGTTTCGCCGGATGAGTATACGGCGGTGGCAAGGAAGGTGGCGGAGGAGATCGGCATGGAGCTGTTTGACGATACCACCTATGAACCCAGCCGACTGATGTACTGGCCGTCCACCTCTTCCGATGGGGAGTTTGTGTTCCGGGATATTGAAGGGGAGATTCTGAACCCGGATGTGGTGTTGGAAAAGTATAAGGACTGGCGGGATTCTTCGGAGTGGCCGGTGAGCAGCAGGCAGCAGTCCGTGGTGCAGAGGGAGATGAAGAAGCAGGCGGACCCGCTTGCCAAAGAAGGAGTCATCGGAGCTTTCTGCCGGACATATTCCATTGAGGATGCGGTTATAGAATTCCTGTCGGAGGTGTACCAGCCAAGCGCCATGCCGGGCAGGTATGATTATATCCCGGCGGATTCTCAGGCGGGCGTTGTTGTGTATGAGGGGAAGTTTGCCTATTCCCACCATGCCACGGACCCGGCCTGCGGGAAGCTGATGAATGCTTTCGATATGGTGAGGATTCATAAGTTTGGGGAACTGGATGTAAAGGCACCGGAGGATGGGGATGCTGTGAAACTGCCGTCTTTTAAGGCGATGAGCGAGTTTGCGGTAAAGAATGAGAAGGTAAAGCTCACCATAGCCAGGGAGCGGAAGGAGAAAGCGGAGCAGGAGTTTTCAGAGGATAATAAGGACTGGCTGAAACAGTTGGAGTATGAGCCGCGTTCCACAGTATTGAAGAACATCCTGAAAAACCTGCTGCTGATTTTAAATAATGATGAAAATCTGAAAGGCATTGTGTTCAACCAGCTTAGTGATGGGATGGAGATAAGGGGAGAAGTGCCGTGGGAACATCCAAGCCGTTTCTGGCGGGATGCGGATGATGCACAGCTGATTTCCTATATTGACCTGACTTATGGAGCTTTTTCAGCGAGGAATTATGACATTGCGGTGACGAAGGTGGCGGATGACCGCTCCTATCACCCTATCCGGGAGTTTTTGTCCTCTTTGCCGGAATGGGACAAGGTGGCGAGGGTGGATACCATTCTTGTGGAATTCCTGGGGGCGTCTGATAATCCTTACGTGCGGGCGGTCACAAGGAAAACATTGTGTGGGGCCATAGCGAGGGTGATGAATCCAGGCTGTAAGTTTGATACCATGCTGGTGTTGAATGGTCCCCAGGGGAAAGGGAAATCCACGCTGATTTCTAAGCTGTGCGGGGAATGGTTTAATGACTCCCTTCTCCTGAATGATACCAGGGACAAGACGGCGGCAGAAAAACTGCAGGGATACTGGATTCTGGAAATCGGGGAGCTGGCGGGATTGAAGAAAACGGAGATTGAGACGCTGCGGGGATTTCTTTCCAGGCAGAATGATATTTACCGTGCATCTTTTGGGCGCAGGGCTACTCCGCATCCGAGACAGTGTGTTTTCATCGGAACCACTAATGCGGAAAACGGGTATCTGCGGGACACGGCAGGGAACCGCAGGTTTTGGCCGGTGAAGACACCGGGAGATGGGAAACGGGCATCATGGGAGCTGGAAGAAGAGGAAATCCGCCAGATTTGGGCGGAGGCATTGGTCTATTATAAAGCAGGAGAGCCGCTGCACCTGAATCATGAACTGGCAGGAATGGCGCTGAAAGAACAGCAGATTGCCATGGAAGTGGATGAGCGGGAAGGCATGGTGCGGGATTATCTGGAGATGCTTCTGCCGGAGCGGTGGGACAGGATGGATATGTATGACCGCCGGAATTATATCTGTGGTTCGGATTTCGGCGGGGAACGGGAGCCGGGAGTACGCCGCCGTGAGCGCGTCTGCAACATGGAAATCTGGTGTGAGTGCTTTGGAAAAGAAAGGGGAAACCTGAAACGCCAGGATGCTAATGAGATCAGTGCGATTATGGCGAACATCGAGGGGTGGAAGAAAATGGACAATAAAGTGCGTTTTCCTATTTATGGCGTGGTGCGAGGGTATTGCCGTGAGTAGGAATTATCGGCAAAGAACGGCAAAGTCCGGAGGACAGGCGGCAGCCAGGGCAGTGTTGCCGCTGCCAATGCGGATGCCGGAAATCTGGTTTTGTGGCAACCGGAAAATGTGCAGGAATCATGGGAGGTTCAGGGCAGAGTTGCTTATGTTGCTGATACTTTCTTATATTTAGTGAATGGGTATAGTAAAGGGGATAAAAGCATACGGACACGCAATTACGTCATATACGCGCGAGGACGGCATATGGGCAATGGAAGAAAGGAAGGGTGCAGCATGGGTGAAGAAAGCAGCATTGAACGGATACTGGCACGCAAGGTGAAAAAGATGGGAGGCATGGCGGTGAAGTTCGTGTCACCCGGTTTGGATGGGGTGCCGGACAGGATCGTCTTGCTGCCGGACAGGAAGATTGCGTTTGTGGAGTTGAAGGCTCCGGGGAAGAAGCCGAGAGCCTTACAGGAAAAACGGAAGAGGCAGCTGGAAAGTTTAGGCTTTCCGGTTTATGTGATAGACGGCGTGGAGCAGATTGGAGGTGTGCTGGATGAAATATGTGCCACATGAGTATCAGGAGTATGCGAAGGAGTTTATTGTGAATCAGAATATAAGCGCTTTGTTTCTGGACTGTGGGCTTGGGAAGACGGTGATTACGCTGACTGCCATCTGGGAACTGATGCTGGATTATTTTGAGGTGAGGAAGGTGCTGGTGATCGCGCCGCTCAGAGTGGCAAGGGATACCTGGCCTGCGGAACTTCATAAGTGGGAGCATTTAAAAGGGATTGAGATGTCGGCGGTTCTTGGTTCGGAACGGGAAAGGGTAACAGCGCTGAACCGGAGGGCAGACGTGTATGTCATCAACCGGGAGAACGTGGAGTGGCTGGCGGGATACGGTAAGTGGGATTTTGACATGGTGGTGATTGATGAACTGTCTTCTTTTAAATCCCATAAGACGAAGCGGTTTAAGGCGTTGAAAAAAGTCCGCCCGATGGTAAAGAGAATCGTGGGGCTGACAGGAACACCTGCCCCCAACGGCCTGATTGACTTGTGGGCGGAGATTGGACTTTTAGATATGGGGCAGAGGCTTGGAAGGTTTATTGGCGGCTATCGGGAACGGTTCTTTGTGCCGGACAAGCGGAGCAGGGAGATGGTATTTTCCTACAAGTTGAGGGATGGTGCGGAAGAAGCCATTTATGGATTGATTTCCGATATCTGTATCAGCATGAAAGCGGCAGATTATCTGGAAATGCCGGAATGTATTTATAACCGGGTGGAAGTTGTCATGAATGAAAAAGAAAGGAAGCTATATCAGCAGTTGGAACGGGATATGCTGATTTCTTTTGAGGACGGTGACATTGATGCGGTGAATGCCGCCGGATTATCCAACAAGCTGATGCAGATGGCAAACGGTGCGGTGTATGATGAGAACAAAGCGGTGAAGCACATCCATGACCGGAAGCTGGAAGCATTAGAAGATTTGGTGGAAGCGGCGAATGGAAAAGCTGTGTTAATCGCTTATTGGTACAAACATGATTTAGAGCGTATTAAAAAATACGTGGGAGCCGTGGAACTGGATACGGCAGAGGACATGAGGAAGTGGAATGCAGGGGAAATTCCGGTGGCAGTCATCCATCCAGCATCCGCAGGACACGGACTGAACCTGCAGGCAGGAGGCTCCACGCTGATCTGGTTCGGGCTGACCTGGTCTCTGGAACTATACCAGCAGATGAACGCAAGGCTGTGGCGGCAGGGGCAGAAAGAGACGGTGGTGATCCATCACCTGATGGCAAAAGGCACACTGGATGAGCGGGTGATGGAGGCATTGGAGAAAAAGGACTGCGGGCAGTCGGCACTGGTGGATGCGGTGAAAGCGAGGATTGGAGGCGTGAAGGATGGACATGGATGAACTGTTTAAGGAGTACCGGGGATGGAAAAAAGATATGGGGCTTTTGGAGTTTGAGTTTTCCAGGTTTGAGGGCGTGCCCTATGAAGATGTGATCCAGAGCCTGTGCCTGTCACAGCCGCAGGAAGAGCGTGTGCAGACAGGCAGCACTTCTGACCGGACAGGGCGGGCGGCCTTGATTTACCGGCAGGTAAAGGAAAAGCTGGATGACGAGTGGTTTGATTATCTGGTTGGGAAGTATAAGTACCTGAAAGAAGAAAAAGATTTTTTTGAGTATGCACTGGGACAGTTGAGCGGAAGGCTTCCGGAGGTGATGCGGGATATGCTGGTGAAGGAAATGACATGGAGGGAGCTGGCGGAGAAGTACAATGTCAGTGAAACGATGATAGCAAAGTACCGCAGAAAGGCTATGGCGGAAATGAAGGAGCTGTATCTGATGCGTGAAAAAACGGCGTGCTGCTACTTTCTGGATTGATGTCCTACCAGGGCGGTTTGGTAATGGTTTAGTAAAGGTACAGTAATGGTTTATTGAAAGTTTATTGGAACTTATGATATTCTTAGAATGCGAAGAACTGTAAGGGGCTCTGTGGAAAAATCCATAGGGCTTTTTCTTTGCTTCGGTAAGGGCAGCGGGCTTTATCCTTTCACCGCTGCCCTTTTTGAAACAGAAGGGATGAAAAGGAGATTGCGATGGATTGTTTTGCGATATGTGAGAATGGGTACTGCGGCGTTCTTGGAAGACATTGCTATGGAGAATCCTGTGGGTTCCATAAGACGAAGAAGGAACAGGAAGAATCATTAGAAAATGTAAAGGCGAGATTGCGGAACCTGCCGGAATACCAACAGGAAGCAGTCGCGGATAAATATTACGGCGGAGTGAGGAAGTGGTGATGCCATGCCGAGAAAGCCGAAGAAACCATGTAAGCATCAGGGATGCCCGAAACTGACGGACGGGATATATTGTGAGGAACATGAAGCACTGCATCGCAGTGACAGGACATCTCCTTCCGGGCGCGGGTATGACAGCCGGTGGCGCAGGGCAAGGAGCAGGTTCCTGAAAACACATCCTCTGTGTGTCCGGTGCCAGGAACAGGGCAGGCTGGTGAAGGCAACGGTGGTAGATCATATCGTGCCGCATCGTGGGGATGAGCAGCTGTTCTGGGATAAATCCAACTGGCAGGCATTGTGTAAGAACTGCCATGACAGCAAGACCATGACCGAGGACAGGTATCAGGAGTATAAATATTGACTGTGCCGTGAAAAATTTCGTGGACTGTAATATCACGGTACTTTTCGTGGATTTTTGCCGGAGGGGAGGGGCGGTGTAAATCTCCAGAAGCCTTCCACCGGACACCGCCGCCCCCTCAAACGTGAATTTTCGCAGAAATCGGCAGGGGGGATAGGAAATGCACCCATTGCCATACATAAACACAGGATTTTCAAGGGTTTTCAGTAACCACAATTAAAAGAATCCTGTGTTTTGAAGCTGAAAAGCGGTTGGAAAACAGCCATTTTTTGGATTTTTTCTTTTCGGAGGTGAAAGGATGACGGAGGAACAGGCAGGGCAGATCATGGCTCTGAGGATAGAGGGAAAAGGATATAAAGCCATTGCTTCGGCATTGGGCTTATCCCGTGACATTGTGAGGAACTACTGTAAAGTCAATGGATTAGACGGGTACGGGGAATTTACGGTTGTGAACCTGCGGAAGGATGCCGCAGGACAGAGTGAGTGATGCAGGCAGAAAGGATAAGCTGTATGTTGCCTCACTTTCCGGCGGGAAGGATTCCACAGCCATGGTGTTGCGGCTTGTGGAAGAAAAATGGCCGCTGGATTTGATATTATTCTGCGATACAGGGCTGGAATTTCCGGAGATGTATACGCACGTGGAACAGCTGGAAAAGGAACTTCCGGTCCCTGTTGTCCGGCTGAAAGAGGAAAAGGGATTTGAGCATTATTTTCTCCGTTACAGGCCGGAGAGAAAGAATCAGGCGCTTGCGGATAAGACGGGCATGAGCTGGGCGGGGCCGAGGAACCGCTGGTGTACCGGGTATTTAAAAACAGATGTGATAGACAGGTATCTGGTAGGGCTTAAAAGGCAGTATGAGATCGTGCAGTATATCGGGATTGCCGCTGATGAGCCGCAGAGGGTGAGGGAGTACCGATACCCTTTAGTGGAGTGGGGCATGACAGAAAAAGACTGCCTGGAATACTGTTATGCACGGGGATATGACTGGGGCGGTCTATACGGGCTGTTCGGGCGCGTGTCCTGCTGGTGCTGCCCGCTGCAGGGACTGCAGGAGCTGCGGATGCTGAGGAGTTATTTTCCGGGGCTGTGGGAGCAGCTGATCGTGTGGCAGGCCAGGACATGGAGGAAATTCCGGAAGGATTTCTCTGTGGATGAACTGGAAGTGCGGTTCCGGCTGGAGGAGGAACGGACGCGGGAAGGGAAGGAACTGCATAACCGGGAATTTTTCAGGGAGCTGAGGAAAAGGTTAGGACAGCACGGGTGACACCGTGTTTTTTTGTTGGGAAAAAACGGCGGAGCAGGAGGCGGATATGGCACGGATTGCGGTAATAGATGCGGATTTGATTGGCAGGAAGAGGCACAGGTTTCCGAACCTGGCCTGTATGAAACTGTCCGGCTATCATAAAGGGCTTGGGGATGAGGTGCTTCTTAAAACAGACTATGAGGAGCTGGACGCTTTTGAACGGGTATACATTTCTAAGGTGTTTACGGATACAGAGATTCCGGAAGGGGTTCTGGATCAAAGGAATGTCTCCTATGGCGGGACGGGATTTTACTATGACAAAGCCCCGAAGCTGCCGGAGGAAGTGGAGCATCATATGCCGGACTATCATCTTTATGACGGCTGGGTGGAGGAGAAGCTGGCGGCCGGGGCAAAGCGGCATGATTACCGTTTCTATCTGGACTATTCCATCGGCTTTCTCACAAGGGGGTGCTTCCGGAAGTGCCAGTTTTGTGTGAACCAGAATTATGACCGGGTAATGGGACACAGCCCGTTAGAGGAATTCATGGACCCACAGAGGAAGAAAATCTGCCTGCTGGATGATAACTTTTTCGGGCATCCGGTATGGGAAGGGATGCTGCAGGAGCTGAAAGACACAGGGAAGCCGTTCCAATTCCGGCAGGGGCTGGATGAGAGGCTGCTGGATGACCGCAAATGCAGGGCGCTGTTTTCCAGCAGGTATGACGATTCCTTTTCCTTTGCTTTTGACAATATCGCTGATGCGGAGCTGATTGAGAGGAAGATTGTCCTGGCAAGGAAATATACGGATGCCCAGATGCGGTTTTACTGTTTCTGCGGGTTTGACCGGGAGGATGTATGGGACCGGGATTTCTGGATGGAGGATGTTTTTCATCTGTTAAAGCGGATCGAGATTCTGATGCGGCATGGCTGCCTGCCGTATGTGATGCGGTTTATCCGGTATACGGAAAGCCCGTACAGGGGCGTGTATGTTTCCATTGCAAGATGGGCGAACCAGCCGGGGATGTTCAAGCGGCAGAGTTTACGGGAGTTTGCCGAGCATAACGGCAGACAGAGCGCCTGTTACCGTTATCTGGCGGATTTTGAGCGGCAGTTTCCGGAGGTTGCTTATTTTTATGAACTGCGGTTTGTCAGTCCAGAAAAGAACAGGAATAAATCGGAAGTTTGAAATGGTGTGGCCGAAGAATGGAATTATGCCATTTTTTATTAAATAATAGCCGCAAGGTTCGTACAGAGAGCTTTTGTGACTGGAAGGATGTAAGCAGGAGGGAGGTGTGAGTGGTGGCACAGAGCGGAAGAAAGCCAAAGCCGACAGCGGTGAAGGTGCTGGAAGGGAATCCGGGGAAACGGAGCCTGAACAGGCAGGAGCCGAAGCCGGAGAAGAAAGCCCCCAGATGTCCGGCATGGCTGGAGGATGAGGCGAAGAAGGAATGGAAGCGGATGGCAAAGCAGATGGAGCAGCTTGGGATTCTGACGGAGATTGATATGGCGGCTTTTGCAGGGTACTGCCAGGCGTATGCCAGGTGGAAAGAGGCAGAGGAATATATCTCTGAGCATGGGACGGTCATGAAAGCGCCGTCCGGGTACTGCCAGCAGGTTCCGCAGGTGTCCATTGCCCAGACCTATCTGAAAATCATGAACCGTTTCTGTGAGCAGTTTGGGCTGACTCCTTCTTCCCGGAGCAGGATTGTGGCGGAGAACGGGGAAGATAAGGAAAGCGATGCCATGGAACTGCTGTTATACAAGGGCGGTGGACACTGATGTTTGATGAGGCAAAGGCGGATTATGCAGTGCAGTTCATTAACTGTCTGAAACATACCAAAGGGAGATGGATAGGGCAGCCTTTTGAACTGCTCCCGTGGCAGGACAGGATTATCCGGGATGTGTTCGGGACGGTGAAGGAGAATGGATACCGTCAGTATAATACGGCTTATGTGGAGATTCCGAAGAAGAACGGGAAATCGGAGCTGGCTGCGGGGGTGGCGCTGTATATGACCTGCGGGGACGGGGAATGGGGCGCGGAGGTTTACGGCTGTGCTTCGGACCGCCAGCAGGCCTCCATTGTGTTTGACGTGGCAGTGGATATGGTGGACCAGTGTCCGGCGCTGAAAAAGCGGATTAAGCCTGTGATGTCGGTGAAGCGGCTGGTGTACCAGCCCACCAACAGTTTTTATCAGGTGCTGTCAGCGGAGGCGTATACAAAGCATGGGCTGAATGTCCATGCGGTGATTTTTGATGAGCTGCACAGCCAGCCGAACCGGGAGCTGTTCGATGTCATGACGAAAGGTTCCGGGGATGCCAGGACGCAGCCTTTGTTCTTTCTGATTACCACGGCGGGGACGGACCGGCATTCGGTGTGTTTTGAGCAGCACCAGAAGGCGGAGGACATCCTGCTTGGCAGGAAGATTGACCCGACATTTTATCCGGTGATCTATGGGGTGCCGGATGATGCGGACTGGTCTTTGGAGGAAGTCTGGCATCAGGCGAACCCGTCTTTGGGGTATACGATTGACATTGAAAAGGTACGGAACGCCTATCTGAGTGCAAAGGACAATCCGGCGGAGGAGAACATCTTCCGGCAGCTCCGGCTGAACCAGTGGGTGAAGCAGTCCACCAGGTGGATGCAGATGGAGAAGTGGGATGCCTGTGCATTTCCGGTGGATGAACGGGAGCTGCTTGACAGGGAATGTTATGGCGGGCTGGATTTGTCCAGCTCCATTGACATCACGGCGTTTGTGCTGGTGTTTCCGCCGAGGGATGATTTGGAGAAATATGTTATCCTGCCGTATTTCTGGATTCCGGAGGAGAACATGGTCCAGAGGGTGCGGCGTGACCATGTGCCGTATGATGTGTGGGAGAAGCAGGGAATGCTGATGACTACGGAGGGGAATGTGATCCATTATGGGTTTATTGAGAGTTATATTGATTCCCTGGGGAAGAAGTTCCATATCAAAGAGATTGCCTTTGACCGGTGGGGAGCGGTGCAGATGGTGCAGAATCTGGAGGAGCTTGGATTTACGGTTGTCCCTTTCGGGCAGGGGTTTAAGGATATGTCACCGCCGAGTAAGGAACTGATGAAGCTGACACTGGAACAGAAGCTGGCGCACGGGGGACATCCGGTGCTTCGGTGGATGATGGATAATATTTTTGTACGGACGGACCCGGCGGGGAACATCAAGCCGGATAAGGAGAAGTCCACGGAGAAGATTGACGGAGCGGTGGCAGCGGTGATGGCGCTTGACCGGGCGATACGGAATGGCGGGAGTTCGGGAAGCGTGTATGATGACAGGGGGATTCTGGTATTTTAAATTATTTTGTGGTATAGTGTAAGAAATAATTCAGAATGTTATAATCGAGGTGGTAAAGAATGGAGAATTTTTTAAGAATGCACGCCAAGAACCGTTTATCCTCTGTACAGCAGTTCCATATTAAATAAATGTACAGAGGAGTAAAATTTTATGGATAGATTAAATATGCCGGTTGTGAATGCGGATACAATCAGGGCAATGGAGGATATGACTTTTTTTACCTATGCACAAATCTTTGATGATTTATTAATCATATCACAGAAGGAAACAAACTGTTTTGTGCTGAAGACTACGGAGGGGCTTGTAGTCATTGATGCCATATGGCCCAGTGCTGAGGTTTTTCATGCTATTGTAAATTCCATCAAAGGAATCGGCTGGAATCCGGATTCGATAAGTAAGCTGATATTGACCCATGGGCATGTGGACCATACAGGCTGTGGAAAATGGCTTGTTGAAAAATACCATGCGGTAACATACCTTTCAAAGACAGATGATATCTTCTGGAAGGAACATCCGGTAAAGGCTGACCGGCCGGAAACGTGGAAGGATTATGGGATAAATGTGTATGTGCAGGGTGGGGATACGATAATATCAGGGGATAAGGCTATAAAGGTATATGCCACTCCCGGTCATACACCAGGATGCTTAAGCTATATTTTCCCTGTAAAAGAAGACGGAGAAGTCCATATGGCGGCATTATGGGGAGGCACGACACCGCCGTGGACAAGAAACGGCATAGAACAGTATTTAACATCATTAGACTATTTTATGGGGGAGGCGCAGAAGGAAAAAGTCGATGTCGCACTGAGCAACCACACATCTGTTGATAATGGTTTAGAACGGATTGCCTATTCAAAAAAACGGATGGCCTATATGCCTAATATTTATATCATCGGGCAGAACGGTTTTCAGAAATATTGTCAGGTTTTTAGGACATTGAGTTATAAAATGCTGGAGAACATATAATGGTTAGCTTATAGAAATTATTTTAGACTTGTAAAGCATCTCTTCGGAGGTGCTTTCTTTTTACGCGTTTTTAAGGAGGCGAGTATGAAACTGCCATCTATTTTAGGTATCCGGGGAGCGAGGGATAAGCCAAGAGCCAGCTACGGTGGTTCTGCTTATTCCTTTTTCTTTGGAAGAAGTACCAGTGGAAAAACGGTGAATGAGCGGACTGCCATGCAGACCACGGCGGTGTTTTCCTGTGTGCGGATTCTTTCGGAGGCGGTGGCTTCCCTGCCCATCCATGTGTACCGTTATTCGGATACTGGGAAGGAGCGGGTGTATGACCATCCGCTGTATCATCTGCTCCATGATGAACCGAATCCGGAGATGACTTCTTTTGTGTTCCGGGAGACTTTGATGAGCCATCTATTGGTTTTTGGGAATGCTTATGCGCAGATTATCCGGGATGGGAACGGGAGGGTGCTGGCGCTGTATCCGCTTCTGCCAGATAAGATGGAGGCGGACCGGGATGAGGACGGGCGGCTTTATTATATCTACACCCGGAACAGTGACGAGAACCCGAACTTTGAAGAGTATGGCAGGGTGTATCTCAGAGAGCAGGATGTGCTGCATATTCCGGGGCTGGGGTTTGACGGGCTGGTGGGGTATTCCCCCATTGCCATGGCGAAGAATGCGGTGGGGATGACGCTGGCCTGTGAGGAGTACGGGGCTTCCTTTTTTGAGAACGGGGCGAATCCCGGAGGGGTTCTGGAACATCCGGGGGTGCTGAAAGACCCGGCGAAGGTGAGGGAGAGCTGGCAGTCGGTGTACGGCGGCAGCAGGAACGCCGGGAAGGTGGCGGTGCTGGAAGAGGGGATGAAGTACCAGCAGATCGGCATCCCGCCGGAGGAAGCGCAGTTTTTGGAGACCAGGAAGTTCCAGATTAACGAGATTGCCAGGCTATACCGGATTCCGCCCCACATGGTGGGGGATTTGGATAAATCCAGCTTTTCCAATATTGAGCAGCAGTCTCTGGAGTTTGTGAAGTACACGCTGGACCCGTGGGTGATACGGTGGGAGCAGTCTTTGCAGAGGGCGCTGTTTCTGCCCCAGGAGAAGAAGGAGTATTTTGTGAAGCTGAACGTGGACGGGCTGCTGCGCGGGGATTACCAGAGCCGGATGGCGGGGTATTCCGTGGGGCGGCAGAACGGGTGGCTGTCTGCCAATGATATCCGGGAGATGGAGGATTTGAACCTGATTCCTAGGGAGGAAGGCGGGGATTTGTACCTGATCAACGGGAACATGACGAAGCTGGAAGATGCGGGGCTGTTTGCAGGGAAGAGACAGGAGACACAGCTAGGGCAGGAATTCGGGGCATAGATGGCAGGCTGCTGATGAGGGGAAACAAATAAACGGATATTTTTCTCACGGATTATTTGTGCTGTGACTGCGGCATGCTGGGGTGTACGGCCGAAAAGGTGAACAGGAAACGATAGGTAGAAATGACAGGAGCCAACAGGCGGGTAAAACCATCTGCTGGCTTTCTTTTTGCAGAAATTCAGGAAGCGGGGTGCAGGGATGAAGCGGAAGTTTTGGAACTGGGTAAGGAATGAGGAGGAAGAGGAGCGGACGCTGGTGCTGAACGGGGAGATTTCGGATGAGACCTGGTATGGGGATGAGGTGACTCCGGAGCTGTTCCGGAAGGAGCTGGATGCCGGGACGGGGAACATCACGGTCTGGATCAATTCTCCGGGCGGGGATGTGTTTGCGGCGGCGCAGATTTACAACATGCTGATGGAGTACAGGGGGAATGTGACGGTGAAGGTGGATGCGCTGGCGGCTTCGGCGGCCTCTGTGATCGCCATGGCGGGGACTACGGTGCTGATGAGTCCGGTTGCCATGATGATGATCCACAATCCCATGACTATTGCCATCGGGGATTCCAGGGAGATGCAGAAGGCAGGGGAGATGCTGGATGAGGTGAAGGAGAGCATTATGAATGCCTATGAGATTAAGACCGGGCTGAACCGGACCAGGATTTCCCATCTGATGGACGGGGAGAGCTGGTTCAATGCGAAGAAGGCGGTGGAGCTTGGCTTTGCGGACGGGATTCTGCACGGGGCTGGAGATACGGAAGATGCGGCAGAGGGGACGGATGCGGAGGGCGTGATGTTCTCCCGGACGGCGGTGGCGAATTCCCTGCTGTCCAAGCTGGTCCCGGAGCCGGGGAAGAAGGGGACGCCTGTGGAGCAGCTGGAGAAGCGGCTGAATCTGCTGGTGCATTAGAGATGCTGCGTGTTTAGGAAGATCAGCGGGCTGCAGAGTGAGAAAACGGCGGAGCTGGAATGGGGAATAAAATCAGAAAATCGGAGGGCTTTTATATGAGCAAGGTTTTGGAGTTAAGGGAAAAGAGAGCGAAGGCGTGGGAGGCGGCGAAAGCCTTTTTGGAGAGTAAGAGAGGGGCGGACGGCATGATGTCCGCAGAGGATACGGCTTCTTATGACAAGATGGAGGCGGATGTGGTGAATCTGGGGAAGGAGATTGAGCGGCTGGAGCGGCAGGCTTCGATTGATGCGGAGCTGAACAGGCCTACTTCCATGCCCATCACCAATAAACCCAACGGTGACCCGGACGGGGAGGAGAAGAAGGGCAGGGCAACGGATAAGTACCGGAAGACTTTCTGGAATGCCATGCGGAGAAAGAATTTCTATGACGTGGAGAATGCCCTGCAGGTGGGGACAGACTCTGAGGGCGGCTATCTGGTGCCGGATGAGTTTGAGAGTACGCTGGTGGAAGCGCTGGAAGAGGAAAACTTTTTTAGGAGCATTGCCACGGTCATCCAGACTTCCAGCGGGGACCGGAAGATTCCGGTGGTGGCAAGCAAAGGCGAGGCAAACTGGATTGAGGAGGAAGGGGCGTTCCCGGAATCCGATGATGCGTTCGGGCAGGTTTCTATCGGCGCGCACAAGGTTGCCACCATGCTGAAAATTTCAGATGAGCTGCTGAATGACAGTGCGTTCAATCTGGAGGCTTATATTTCTAAGGAGTTTGGAAGAAGGATCGGCTCCAAGGAAGAGGAGGCTTTTTTTGTCGGGGACGGCTCTGGGAAGCCGACAGGCATCTTTAATGCTACAGGCGGTGCGGCGGACGGCGTAACCACTTCCACGGCGAATATTACGTTTGATGACGTGATGGATTTGTTTTATTCTGTGAAGTCCCCGTACCGTAAGAAGGCGGTGTGGGTGCTGAATGACACGACGGTCAAGGCGCTGCGGAAGCTGAAAGACAATAACGGGAATTATATCTGGCAGCCGTCCGTGCAGGCGGGGCAGCCGGATATGATTTTAAACCGCCCGTACCACACTTCTGCTTATGTGCCGGAGCTGGCGGCGGGGGCGAAGGTCATGGCTTTTGGAGATTTCTCTTATTACTGGGTTGCGGACCGGCAGGGGCGTTCTTTTAAGCGGCTGAATGAGCTGTTTGCCGCCACCGGGCAGGTGGGGTTCCTTGCCAGCCAGAGGGTGGACGGGAAGCTGGTCCTTGCCGAGGCGGTGAAGACACTGAAAATGAAGACGGTTTCTGCGGGTTAAACCGGGAAGCAGAGGCTGGTGGTGTTTGGGTATGAGTTATTGATAGACACCTGCCTGGCTTTAACCAGGAGTGAATTTATCAGGAAGGTCTACAGGAAGGGCGGTGTGCAGGATGGCGGTTGTGGCGCTGGAGGAAATGAAGGGGTATCTCCGGGTGGACAGCGGGGATGAGGATGCATTGATTGCCGGGCTGATTGAGACCGGGGAGCGGATGTGCGCGGATATAGCCAGGATGGAAGCCGGGGAGCTGGAAGGGTATTTGTCCATAGCAAGGCCAGCCATCCTGTATGCGGCTGCCTATCTGTATGAACACCGGGAAGAGGCGGACCATGAGGAGCTGGTGCAGACCCTGCGCTCCCTGCTGTTTGGCATCCGGAAGGAAGCGTTCTGATGGCTTCTGTGGGATGGAACAGGGATGATGGAAGGCAGAAGAGCAGGATCGGGGAATGGAAGGAACGGATCGTTATCCAGAGAAGCAGGGCGGGGACGGACAAAGCCGGGAATCATGTGCTGTCTTGGGAGGATTTTTATGTCTGCTGGGCTTATGTGAATAATCTTTCCGGGAAGGAATACTGGGAGGCGGCGCAGGTGAATGCCCAGAAGGATGTGTTTTTTCTTATCCGGTACTGTTCGGAAGTGGCGGAGATGGATACGGAGCATTACCGGATTGTATTCCGGGGGCAGGTTTATAACATCACGTTCCTGGATAATGTGAAGTACCAGAACCGGACAGTTAAGCTGCGGGCTTCGCTGGCGGGACGGTGAACCAGGAGGCGTAAGGCCGGAGGCAGAGGGAATGTCAGAAAACCAGAGGGTGACAGTGGACGGGATGGCGGATGCCATTATGGAAGGGCTTTTAGAGTATGCGGACCTTGCCACGGATGTGATGAAGGGCTGTGTGAAGAAGGCCGGGAACACAGTGAAGAAGGAGACGCAGGAGAATGCCCCGGTGAAGTCGGGGAAGTACGGGAAAAGCTGGGCGGTGAAGCGGCAGAGGGAGATTTCCCATATGCTGGAGGTGGTGGTACACAGTAAGGACCGCTACCAGCTGACCCATCTTCTGGAGAAGGGCCATGCCAAACGTGGGGGCGGCCGGGTGAAGGCGTTCCCGCACATCGGTCCGGCGGAGGAGAAGGGCATCCGGGAGCTGGAGGACGGCATCAGAAGGGGGCTGGGCGGATGAGCCATGAGGAAGTAATGAAGATGATGGAGGAAACGGGGCTGCCTTTTGCTTATGACCATTTCGTGGAAGGGGAGTCGCCGGAGCCTCCGTTTCTTGTGTTTCTGTATCCGAAGGCGGATAATTTTGCGGCGGACGGGATTGCGTATTTTAAGATCAGCCGGCTTGACGTGGAGCTGTATACGGATTTGAAGCAGCCGGAGCTGGAGGAGCGGATAGAGGCGGTGCTTTTGAAGCATGGGATTTTTTATGGGAAGAGTGAAGTTTTTATTGAATCGGAGCAGCTTTATGAGGTGCTGTATGAGATGGAGGTTTGATGGATGAATAATAAGGTGAAGTTTAATATCTGCAACTGCCATTATGCGTTGCAGAAGCTGTCGGAGGAGGGGGAGCTGACCTTTGACACTCCGGTGCCGATGCCGGGCGCGGTTTCCCTGGCGCTGGACCCAAACGGGGAGCCGGAGTCTTTTTATGCGGACGGGATTGAGTATTATATTATCGCCAACAACATGGGGTATGACGGGGATTTGGAGCTGGCTTTGATTCCGGAGAGTTTCCGCACGGATGTGCTGAAAGAGGAGGCGGACACCAATGAGGTGCTGGTGGAGAACGCCAATGTGGAGACGGGGGCTTTTGCCCTGCTGTTTGAGTTTGACGGGGATATCCGGAAAATCCGGCATGTGCTGTATAATTGTTCCGCCAGCCGCCCGAAGATTGAGGGCAAGACCAATGAGGAGAGCCGGGAGGTGCAGACAGAGACGCTGACAGTGAAGGCGAGGCCCATGGCGGACGGGTATGTGAAGGCGAAGACGGGGAATAAGACGGCGCAGGCCACATATGACGGGTGGTATCAGAAGGTGTATCTGCCCACACCGAAGGAGGAAGTTCCGGCGGAGGAAGGGCAGGGGTAATGGATGGAAGCCCGCGAGGGGCTATGATAGGGACAGTGTACAGGAGGGAGTCCCCCAGGGGATGCCTTGATTTGCAGAACGCATTGGGCAGTGAGGAGAAAAGGACATGAGCATTTGCAGGAAGATTGAGATTGACGGGCAGGAGGTGCTGTTTAAGGCATCGGCGGCGATTCCGAGGATTTACCGCTTGAAGTTCCAGAGGGATATTTATAAGGATTTGCGGGTGCTGGAGCAGAGCATCGGGGAAGGGGATGAGGAGAGTTCCAACCTGGATTTGTTCTCTTTGGAGATGTTTGAGAATATCGCTTATACCATGGCGAAGCACGGGGACCCGGCGATTCCGGATGACGTGGAGGAATGGCTGGACGGGTTTAACACGTTTTCCATTTACCAGGTGCTGCCCCAGCTGATTGAGTTGTGGGGGTTGAATGTGAAGATGGATGTGGAGGCTAAAAAAAACTTCGCTCGACAGAGCGGGAGATGACAACGCCGCTGTTTCTGCTTCGGTGCGTGCAGCTGGGGATTTCCATGGGGGATATGGAGCTGCTGTCTATTGGGTTGATCAATGATATGTATGCGGAGAGCAGGAATGATGAGTGGAAGTACCGGGAGCTGGCTACGCAGGAGGATATGGACGGGTTCTGA